TAACCACACTTTTAACGTTTTGGGGATCAGCGTAACGCCGGTAAAAGCTTCTAACCAGGTCCGCCCTTCGGTTATCAGTTCTGCAATCAATTCGTCGTCATAAACAAACTCTTCGCCGGGGCTATCGTCGGTCGGATCTAAACCCTCTAAGCGTAGATAATGTTTTACCTCTTCCACCGTTACCGGCTCTTCTACTTCGGCGCTCTCTTCGCTGGTATCTTCTACCAAAAATATATGGTTATACCGGGCGCCGATTATGCGCCCGGTAGTTATTTTGTCTTCGTTGGTTCGGTAATTCATTACCCTAAATTAGGTAAGGTTACCGAAATCACCATAGATAAAATAGTTGTCGCCGTAGATAGGAAACGCAATCCTCTCTTCTACCCTTACGGTCACTTTGTTCTCGCGAACGTTTATGCCGTCTTCGTAGAAAAATTCCACCCGTGGCGCTTCGCGGGTCAAAAGGTTTGCACCCATTACCCAATCACCGACGATAAATTTATCGGCCGCCATTGCGGTAGACCTGAAAACAGGTACGCCGGCAATATACAGGTTTCCGTTATTGATCGTTGCCAATGCCGTTGGCAAATCGTAGGTACCTGCGCCGCCCGCTGCCTTATTCAATAAGATAGCATAGTAATCGGCTGGGTTCAACAAAATTCCGTTTGCCTCACGGTCGTAACCTTCCAGTTGACTAATCGCCTGGACTAACTGTTCTACGTCAATCGTAGCGGACCCGGTAGGCGCCGTAAAATTGCCGGCGTCGGTGATACCTGACAAATTCGGGCTGGTACCGTCGCCAGTCAATAACTGGGTATCTTCGGCACGTAACAAAAGTTCAGGAAGGCGGCTTTGTAAAAAGGTTGTCATGCCCGGCACATCATCCAGCATTTTGCGGCTAATACGTAACCAGCCTGCTATATATTCGGCAGGTACGCTTGTTTCCAGCAAATCCAAATCGAATTGGTTCTTTGCTGTTCCTTCGGCTACTGGTAAAGGCCCGCTTTCGCCCGGTGTTTCCTTCACGTAGGCAAAATTCGAAAGTGACATGCTACCGCCGCTTAAAAGTTCGCGAACGTGTAGTTTGCGCTTTGGGAGTTCGATAATCCCAGGTTTCAGGTTTGTTACCGATACGTCGGCAGTTGAAAAGCTTGCGCCGAATGTCATATCGCCCACAACTTTAAGTTCAAAACTTACGCTTTGCCCTTTCTTCATTGCGCGGATCTTATCGGCGTTTTCGTTAATACCCTCGCTTAAAAGAGTATTAAAATGTTTGCTTTCTTTTTTGGTAGTCAGTTCGCCGTTTACGAATTTATCGATAACGGGTTGGTTTTTATCTGCGGCGTCTTTCAGTACCTTAATTTCCGCTCTCGCTTCCGCTAATTCGGGCGCCAGGTCTTTAGGCGCTGCCGCTTTCAGCCTGTCTTCCAGCGCCTTTATTTGCGCCTCTGTTTCGGCTTTTGCTTGTTTGGAAATATCGCTTTGCAGGTTTGCTTTGAGGGTATCAAGTTGCCCTTTTATTTCTTCCGGTGTCATAATATTTGACGGGGTTTAATAAGAATTATTAAATAGTTTTAATCCATCTAACAAAACTGTACTTCCGACCGGGTCAAATGTCTTTTCGACGGGTTGAATGGCGTTTATTTCGTAAAGTTCTTTTAGTTTTTCAGTCTTTTGCGCCAGGTCAATTTCTGCCAGTTCTAAAGTGCCGTCAGATAATTTACCGGCCCGCAAAAGCTTTGCTAAATTATTAACTTGTTCTATAAGTTCCAAAAATTCTATTTTCTGCTCTTCTTTCGTTAGGCTTTTACCTACCGATAAAGTAGGTGTATTTACATTAGCACCCCATAAAACGGCGCTGCCTTCGTACAGCAAAATTTGCTTTATTAGCCTGTATTCGTCCGCCTTTCCTTTGTTCTGCACTTCGCTTTCCACGGTCTTAAACCCTACGCTGTGCTGGTTTATATGACCGGCGCCGTACATTATCAGCATGTCTTTACCCAATGTAGTTTGCGGTATTTGCGTAACGCCTACCAGGTAATCTTTCTCTACGTACAGTTCACTAAACTTTGCAATGGCGCTTTTCATACTGGCATCATGGTCGGTAAGGTGCCAAATTAAATTTGCACCCTTCGGCCCGCGTTCTGCCATAGTCCGGTTATACGCTTTAGCGTGTATTATATCTCCGTCGTAATCAAGATTGCCCATAGACGAAATGGCTACTTTTACACGGTTCGCGGTCGTATCTACATCAATTACGCCGCCGTTTATGTTTTTAATGCTGTAGTTTGTCATGCTCATATTTTATAAATCAATTACTACGTATTGAACGATTACTTTTAATGCATTAGCGGCATTGCCGCCTGTGTAATTTGTAACACCGCCGAAAACATCGGATAGGTCTAACGCTTTATTATCATAGCTAAGGGTAGTAACAATAGGGAATGTTATTGACGACCCGGCAAAATCCCCTGCCCCTGTGTAAAAGTCAACACACGGTATCTGTGAAACATAAATAGCCGCAGTATAGCCAAGTGCAGTAAACGCATCGAAGGGGCTTCCTATAGTCATCCCATCTACCGCTAACTGCCATGAGGCCCCGGTGATGTTTGTATAGGCCCCCGCAGTAAAATTAGAAATAGCTATACACGAAACAGGTATAATAGCCTTCCCTGCTCCTTGCGCTGCCACAAGTTCAAAAGGAGTAGTGGGTAGCGTTTTAATCTGCGCATCTGTTAATTCAACGGTAGCCGTTTTTAACAAGCTTTCAGAACTTCCGCCGCCAGCGTAAACGGGAAACGCCGCCTTTATAGCTGTCACAAATCCGCCTTTAGTTGCACACGGCGCACCGTCAAAACTGATATTCGCCGGATCTTCCGTAAAATAATAGCCGCCATTTACCTTAAATATTAAACCATCATCTTCAGCAAACACCCATTCTACTGCCTGGCAGGTATTATGCAGGCGCTGTGCCGTTACGCCGCCCACCTTAAAATCTACATAGTCGCCGTCCGTGTTGAACTGGTATGTCATATCGTTATAGTTTGCGGGCGCCTTATTTGTCCCGGAAATATTACTACGGTTGTTTTGCGCTTCGGTATTAAATTATCGTTTGCGTCCCGTTTAAAAGTATAACTGGCATGGCAGCGGCAGTTTATTACGCTTTCCGCCTTGCCGCGTGGATCCCCTGGGAATGCTAATTGGTCGCCGTTTCGCGGGTCGTGGAAAACGTCGCCGGCGTTAATTTTGATACCGTCCAAACTCCAATGGTCTGCGTGATCTTTCATGCCGTTAACCGGATTACCGCGAACGCGGTTATCTTCGGCGCTTTGCCATTCCTTCATTTGTTCGTACTCGCTGGTTTCCGCCTGCGCCGTACTGCCGACGTTAGCCGCCCGGTTTACTTCGGTTCGTACTATGCGGGCCGCCTGGTAGCGTAAAAAAGGCCAATCGTCCAGCCTATCTACTGTTTGATCTATTGACCAGCCCGCGGCCGTGGCCCGGCTAATGGTTCTTAGCATGGCGTTTTGCGTCGTCTGCGCTATTTCGAAGGTTACCTTTTCAAATAGATAACGTTCTAAATATTCCAAAATAAACTTTGTCCACTCGTAATTAAAACCAAAACCTTTGCGCTCTATGCCTACTGGTGCCGCCTTTTGTCCGCGGGTTTCCGGTAAAAGCCTGCTATAAGTAATCTGCGCCCACCGCCTGCCCACCTTTGCGTAAATTTCTTTAATTACCTCGCCTACCTTTACGTTACCGGTGTTAGTCGTTAAATAGTTCTGCGCCGCCGTGTACCCGCTTTCCTCCAAAATAGATATTACTTTGTTTACCTGGCTTTTTAGTGCCCGGTGTACCTTCGGCAAAAATAACGCCTCAAAACGTGCGTTTAGCCGTTCGTACTGTGCAGTTTGTTGGCGTTTATTCATATTCTTTTTTCGTTGGTGCCTCTTCAAATAGTCGCTTTGCGTACATGCCGCGTAGTGCGTCCAGCCTGGCTTTTTCACGTTCGCAGCCCCTTTTTTCCATCTTCGTGCGCGGGTAGCGTTCGTAAACTTTCTTTTTAATTATCGGGTTCGCCGCCAAAATTGCCTGCGCTTTCATCTTCGTTTTGTGTTTCGTCGGTTTCTTCGGTTTCGCCGTCCAAATCCCTTTCGTTTAACGCCGCCGCCATTTCCTGCCCTGCTTGAAAGTCTGCCAGCGGCACGTAGCCGGCGCCGCTCTTTACCCACGGCTTAGACAATTCCGGGTCGCCTGTAGCCGCAAGCCCGCACAATTCCCGCTGCTCGTCGGGTATCTGAACTATTAAATTGTTTGTCCACTCGCTTGTTTCCTTAACGTCTGCCTGTAGTTCAGGATAGCACGAAATATCGTAATCAATAACGGTGCCCGCAGGTAGCCCCCATTCTAAAGATCCTTTACGGTTCAAAAGGTTTTTGGTTTCGTTCAGCCTGGGTATTGCACAGCGATTAGTTAGCGCCTTTTCAACTTCCTTTTGCGTGTTATATGTCCTGCTTTCCGGGTCATTCATTAACTGTGACGGTACGCCGTAAATATTACAGAAAAACCGTAAATCTAAGTAGGTGCTGTTTATTATTTCCATTTCCTCGCTGGTCATGCCGATAGCTTCGTAACCCATTTCGTACCCGGAAATACCTATGCGCCCGCGGTTGTGTGCGCCGCTCCATTCGGTCATTAGGCTTTCTTTTAGCTTCCGTACTTCCGGCAAAACCAGTTCCCCGTCTACATTGCCCACCCGGTTACGCATAAACATAATACCCTTAATACCTTCATTCTGGAAAGTACTTGCTTCCGCTTCCGTTAAACTGTTATTCTTTTTTAACCGCAAAAGCGCTGCGCGTAGCGGCGACATGCCGTAAAGTTCGGATCCGTTCACCTGCCAGTTAGGATTGAAATACTTATCGTGCGCCACTTCGGTGGGCAGGTAGTTAATGGCCCAAACCGGTATGTAATACCCTACGGCGTTTGCCGGAAAAGTATTACTGCTATAGATACTTACTATCTGCGGCGGTAGGTTGCGCAGGTCATACGGTACGCCTTTATTTAGCCCTTCTTTTAGCGGTTTGCCTAAAATATAGCGATTGCCGGTTAGCAGTTTAAACGCTACGCCGTTACCTACAAATTCGTTAAAAGTCTCCGTTTCGTTTGGATATTTCAGTAGTTCGGCCCATTTGCCGCCGTTTTTGACCGGCGCCAGCGCTTTAGACTGTAGCGCCA